ATTGTGATTGGACACAAATTGCTGATTGCACAGCAGATAAGACAGCATGGGCAACATATCGTCAGGCTTTGCGTGACTTGCCATCAAGCATCACAGAACCAAGAACATTTTCTGATTGGCCTCACGATCCTGATTATGTGCCAATGACTCAGCTTTAAGGAAATACTGTGATGACACCACTTGAAGGAAGACTTGATACGCATGAGCAGGTGTGCGAGTTTCGTTACGACAGTATCAACGCTCGACTTAAACGCATTGAGCAGATTTTGATCGGCAGCTGCGCTGCAATCATTGGCATGCTGCTCACGTTGGTGATGAAGCTGTGAGGTGGATCCGATCAGCATCTGCTTGCTTGCAGCTGGCTTGGTCAAACAGATCCAAGCTGGGTGTGAGCTTTACAAGCAGGCTAAAGAGTCTTTTGTTGAGATCAAAAGAACTGCTGATGAAGTTATTGCCATTGGCAAAGAGGCACATGGATTCTGGAATCAGTTACTTGGGTTCTTTGGCAGCAAGCCTAAAGCCCAGGTTGCAAAGTCAAATGGTAAGTCTAAGAAATCTGACTATGTCTCTGTCTCAGAGACTCAAGTCAAAGTTGACATTGTCAAAAACCTCACAGAATTCTTCAGACTCCAAGAACAGTTAGCCGCACACATCAGGGAAGAGGAAGAGAAAAGCAAATCAGTCTACGACCCTGACCAAAACCTGATGGAGTCAGCACTCAAGCGAGTGATGGCCCAGCAAGAGATGGACAACTTGGTTATACAAATACGAGAGTGCATGGTCTATCAGTCACCACCTGAAATGGGGGCCCTGTATTCAGAAGTTTTTAGCATGAGAGAAAAGATTGAAGAGGAGCAAACACAAGCAAGGCTCAAACAGGAAGCCAAGAATAGGCAGGAGCTATGGCTACGCAAAGAGGAACAAAGAAACTTCCAGCTAAAAGTAGCGTACCTAGTAGCGACTTCTACATTCCTCCTGTACCTGTGGTTGTGGCTCCTGTTCGTCAGTCAGTTAAGGAAGACATAGTGGCCGCCATTCTTTTGTGCTTGTTTGTGGCTTTCCTGCTTCCGCTTGGGGCAATGCTTTATCTGGATATCTTGGAAACAAAGAATGAAGTTAAGCAGGAGCTTGTAAAGGTGGAGAAGTTAAGACGGCAAGTTGAACAACAGCAACGAAAGGAGAAAGACAAATGACTGTGTATGAGATTTGGATTCTGTCTGTAATGCTTGTGGTGCTGGCAGGTTGCGAGGATCGCTTTCGCTACCCATGCCAAGACCCAGCTAACTCTGCGCTTGCTGAGTGCAAGCCACCCATATGTTCCGCTACGGCGACCTGCCCTGACCAATTAATCAAACCAGAGAAGGAGACAAAGTAATGCCAACCATTGGATACAAACCAAACAACCGCCTGACACCAGAAGAGATTGAAGCTCGCGTGTGGGCTTTTGTCATTGTGGTGATTGCGCTGATCCTGATCGGCTCATGCTTTAGCTTCATCTACTCTGTGACTTTTGTCACTCAGCCCATGATCGGTATGGCACCCATTGACAAGGTCTACACCAAGATGCTGAACGACATCATGCTGCTTTGCACTGGTGTACTAGGTGGCGTGGCTGGCCGCAAGGCTGTCTCTGCTGTGGCCATAGCGAATGCCAAGGCCGAGGCTGTTGACATTGATGAGCCACCCAAGCCATGAAAGATCTGCTCTACGGTGTCTTCGCCCTACTGCTGACATTCGGTGGCGGCTACTGGACTGGCCAGCACTACGAGGCCAAGGCCCAGCAAGAAGAAGTTGACAAGCTCAACACCCAAGCACGGGCCAAGGAAGCGGCGCTTACCGCTGCAGTCACAACCACAGCAAACGCATTGAGGTCATCAAATGAAAAGTCAAAGACTATTGCAAAGCAGCGCGATGCTGCTATTGACGCTGGCTCTATCAGGCTGCGCCTCCCCAAAGCGGCCTGCCCCGTACCAGCCAGCACAGATCCCGCCACTCCCAGCGGAGATAACTCAGGAGAAGCATCAGCCGAATCTGAGCGAGCGTTTATTAAAGCTGCTCTCGCCCTGACCGATGAGGGCGACCTAGTAGTACAAAAACTAAACGCATGTATTGGACTTTATAACCAAGCGATTGAATCGCAGAAAGGCATCAAATGAATCTGTCAGCCAATTTTAAACTTTCGGAACTAATTAAGTCGGAAACTGCAACCCGCTTGGACATTGACAACACGCCAAACGAAGAGCAGATTGAATCACTGAAACTGCTTTGCGAGAACATACTGCAACCAGTGCGTGACCACTTTGGTAAGCCGGTCAAGATCTCATCTGGCTTTAGGTGTTCTGCTTTGAACCAAGCCACAGGAGGATCGGCAACCTCAGACCATTGCCGTGGCCAAGCCTGCGATTTTGAGATTGATGGTGTACCCAACCCAGAGCTGGCAGAGTGGATTGAAACCAATCTCAAATACACGCAATTGATATTGGAATTTTGGGTGGTCGGCGGGGATGATCCAAATGCGGGCTGGGTGCATGCCTCATACAACCCAGAGAACCTCAAAGCTCAATCACTGACAGCAACCAAGGTGGCAGGTAAGACAACCTACCTGCCAGGCTTGGTGGCTTAACCCTGCGATGCACCCAGTGCTTTGATGCGCTGGGTGTAGTTGGCTGAGTGCCTGATCCGCATGACACTGTCCACTTGCTGGATGGTGTCTTCATTCAGCTCTCGCAACTGCTTCAGCACAGTCATGCGCTCCCGCGCTGGCCGCTTGCCAGCTCTGGCCGTCTTGTCAGCCAAGTCTTCGTAGGCAGCAGCCCACTCATTGATCTCTTGGTGGACTGAGTACGGCTGCTGGCCACCTGGCACAAGCAAAGCAAACCCGCTTGGCTGCTCTGCTACCACCGCCTCATCTGTAGCAATCGTAGCAACTGTAGCCGTAGCAAAACCTTCTGGCTGCTCTATGGCCACTGGCTCCAGCATGGTCACCATGTCCAGCGGGTTGCCTGGCTTGGCCACTGGCCGTGGCTTGGCCTCATCTGGGTAGTCCTGCGCTTCCTCGACGCTAATCAAACCCTTAAGAACATCAGGAAAAGCATCCCGCAGCGCAAAGCCGCGAGCTCGCATCTGCATCATGCGCTTAGGGTAGGCAGTCCAAGGCCCCTGCTTTGCCCACAACCCAGCTCGCTTGGCATCTTCCACGCTGAACTTTACAGTCACTGGCTTGCGACCTTTGCGAGATGCAATGCACACAGCTACAGGGTTTGGTGTGCCCTCGCCTTCAAAGTACTCTTCAACGTCATCGCAAACAGGGCTGGCTTGCACCAGCGCCATCATGGCATCGCCGTAGACAGATGGCTTGCCATTGATCACAGCAATATTTTGTAGCGCTTGCATGGGTGCTAGGCCCATTTCCATGCCCCACTGCACACATACCAGGATGTCTTGCGGCTTGCCTTGGTATGCCTTAGGCACCATGTTGGAATTGGACAGCATCTCGCTGAATGTGATTGCCTCATTCAGAGTGGTCGGTGCAAAGCCACGTTGATTGGTGGTGGTCAGTTGCATTACTCTCTCTCCTCATCAAGAGCAGCTCTCAATGTTTCCATTACAAGCATGGAAATGCTTTCAATAATCTCGCCTGCCTGTTCAATTGACACATCAGGCAAAGCTTCAAGGATGGCAACAGTGGCTTTAGCGTGGGCTTTCTGAACTTGATTGCTCATAGTTGTCATTTGGATGTCTCCTTGATTGTCAATGTTGACTGGCGAATTGAATATGCTTCTTTTGCGTGGACTATCTTCTCCGGCTGGTATTTAAAAGATCGGACTGGCCATTTAATTACGAAATTGCCAACCTTTGCAATAGTGAAATCCTTCATAAGGCTTTTTAATTGCTCCTCATCTGAAGCAATCTCCTGCTCAGTCATCTTCAATGTGACCTTTGCATCTGTGATGCGCTGCGCAAGCTCAAGTGCTTCGCCATCCAGCTCAATTGCATCCTCTTCTACTGGATACATGCCCCTTGATTCTGGCCAGCGCTCACCGTCTGCTGGCGGGTAGTAATCAATGCTGCCGGATTTTTTCCAGTGTTCAATGCGCATCTGGAAGTCAAGGGTTACCTGCTTAATGCGGTCAAGGGTGCCCTGGTGCGGGGCAAACAAGAAGAGCCGCAGCTGGGTGCCGCGGTACAGGGTGGCCAAGCAGCCCCACTTGGCTTTGACAATGTCCATCTGTGCCTGCAGCTGGATCGGACCCCGAAACAGCGGTGGGATCTCTTCTGCATCCATGGCCGTGAGCTTGGCTTCGATCACACCCATGCCGTTGAGCTGGATTGAGTCTTGGCCAATGACGTAGATCCCTGCCTCGGTGTCGGTGGTCACCACATGGCCACTGCCGTAGGCTGTACCGTCAAGGCTGCAGCACAGGGGCAGTTCATCATGGTAGTAGGCCTTCTTGTGCTCGGTCTGCAGATCGGTGAGCTCCAAGCGCTTGGCAGCTTCACTCAAGATCACTGGCTCAAGGGTATTGCCCCAAGCCATGCTTTCATTGCCAATGTCTGGGCGCTCCAAGCCCTTGAGTGCGTTGATTGAGTACTCCAGCTCATCATTCGGGGTCTGGTATTTCGACAGGCCCATGATTGATGGCAGGCGGGAAGCAGACATCATTGTGTCTGGTGTGACTTTGTTGACCATTCAATGCTCCTGTGAGTCAATCAGTTTGTAGACGCGAATCACACGGGCGTGTGCTTTCGGATGGGTGGCTTCGGTAAAACCGATGGCTTGGAACCGTTTGTTTTTGAAGACAGAACCAAGGACGCTGGGGTGCATTCCTTCTGGCAAATCAATGCGAGCTCTGATGTCGTTTATGCAGACGGTTCCCTGTAAATGGCAAACCTCTACAGCTAGTTGTCTACAGCGACTCAGGAACTCTGTGTCTCTGACTTCAAAGAGTGCTAATTGGTTATCTCGGATAGATCTTCCGATATCGGTAATTGTTCTCATGGTTACCCCTTACGCCGTCAACCAGATCACCATCAAGGCAACGAAGCCAAGAAAGTAAATGATTGAATTGACAAAGTAATCCAGATCTTGCTGGCGCGAAGTGCGACCACTTAGAAGGGCTGCCTGCAGCAGCTCTTCATCACGGCTCAATTGGTATGGCTTGCGCGGAATAAACGCCCCACCGATAATTACTTTGCCGGTGTTGTAGGGCAGTTTATTTAAAGATGTATAATCTTTTTTCGCTACACTACGGGTAGTGTGGGTGCCAAAATTAACACAATATACATCGTATGAAGTCAAATTAACATGTGGTCTTTGTCCCAATGCGCTGTTCGTTACAACGGCGCTCAGGATGGGGTCATAACGTACTGGCCTATTAGCTAAGCTTGAGCTAAATGTACTCATCAGGTGTCTCCTTGTTTTGAGTATTTTTACAGATTACAGGATTCAAAGGTCGCTGGGTGAGCTTGCACTACCCGTAGTGGTTGAAAATTATTTATTATTTTTTCTCCATTCCTTTGTGGCCCCTTCCTTGTCGTTGGTTTTGTTGAGTGAATAACGGGCGCTTTCCATCAAAGAACGGGCCGCCATAATGCGCCAAATGTCGCTGCGCTCGTCTTCCCAGGCGAGCTTGGTGAGGCCTGCTGAGAGGTCGCTGAAGGTCTTTGCAGCCCACTTGATGTCACTCAATATGAGCACTGGAACGTCCAGGCGGCAGTTAACACCGCGCCCGATGCGGTGGAAAAGCTTGGCAATTTGCTTGCGGTCAAGGTCAAATTCACCCTCATGCGCAGTGTATGTTTTGACTTCTTTTGTGCTCATGGCTTATCCTTTAAGGGGTTTAGTACTTCTGTATTCAGGTACCCCCCCCCCCCCACCAAAACGTTTCAAAAGATTAGACACCTGGCTGGGGTTCCAACTGACGTTGCCACGCGGTGTTTGGATGCCGCGAGCCGTAAGAGCTGATGCAATATCGCGCAGGGTATTGGCGCCGGACTTTTTAATGATGTCGTTGACCACTGGCTGCACTCGGTTGGCGTAGTCATCAGCTTTTTGCTGGATGACTTTGAGGCCAGCCGCAGAGCCGATCTCTGGTGTGGGTGAGCCCAAGACCTTGCCGCTGCGCTTGAGGGCCGCCAAGGCCTGTGTGGTGCGCTCTGATATACGCTTGGCTTCGTACTCAGCAAAGACGGCCATCATCTGCAGGAAGGTTTTGTCGGCCTCTGGCATGTCGGCACATACAAAGGGCACCTTGCCGTTAAGCAATGTGGAGATGAACTGAACGTCACGGGCTAGACGGTCCAGCTTGGCGACCACCAGCGTGGCCTTTTGCTTTCTGGCCAGCTCAAGCGCTGCTTGCAGGCTTGGGCGGTCATTCAGCTTCTTGCGGGTTCCCGACTCTATTTCGGTGTATTCGCCAATGATTGACCATTTGCCACCATTGAGGAATGTATTGACCAGGTCGCGTTGCGCGGCCAGTCCAAGGCCTGATACGCCTTGTTTGTCTGTAGAGACACGGTAGTAGGCTACAAATTTGCCTGTATGAGCTGACATTATGGAACTCCTGTATCTCGGTGGTTCAAGTAGCGCTATCAGAATGAAAGCACTTATCGCTATTCTAGTACAAAACCCATCTGTTGTGTAAACCCCCCTATCTGTACTATTTTGTAGGTGCTTTCCCTAATAGCTTGGTGTATGTACAGAATTCAATGGGTATGATTGATAGCTGTTTGCAATCAACCATGGCTAAACATGATCAAAAAACCGAAAGAGCCCAAAGAACCTAAAGCTGCCATCTTCATTCGTATCAGGCCAACCACCAGGAACTTGCTGGACGGGGCTTGCCAGGCGCAGCAGCGCTCACGCTCAACCCTGATTGACCAGATCCTTGAAGAGGTGCTGACCGCCCAGTACTCAGATATCAACTCGCGCCTCAACAACATGTTTGGCAAGGCATGACCCCGCAAGAAGCTCACAAGCTGCTAGACAGGCTGCGAGATGGCCAGCTGGTGCCTGAGTACTTGGTGGGGCTCGCTCTTGTGGCCACGGGCGACAAGCCACTGGAGTCTAGCCATGAATGAATCAATCCTAGCGCTGGACCTGGGCACCACCACAGGCTGGGCTTGCCGGCCAATGGACGGCAGCATTGTCCACGGCTGGGCGAGCTTTAAGCCTGGCAGGTATGAGGGTGGCGGCATGCGCTACCTGCGCTTCAAACAGTGGCTCACAGAGCTCAAGGGCACCCTGGGTGGTGAGCTGCAGGCCGTGTACTTTGAAGAGGTTCGCCGACATGCCAGCACTGACTCGGCGCATGTCTACGGCGGGTTGATGGCCACCCTCACCTCTTGGTGCGAGCACCACCGCGTCCCCTACCAGGGTGTGGCTGTGGGCTCAATCAAGCTGCATGCCACGGGAAAGGGCAACGCTAGCAAAGCGCAGATGGTCGAGGCCATGAGGCTCAAAGGCCATCCCATCACTGATGACAACGAAGCCGATGCACTTGCCCTGCTGCATTGGTCACTGGAGCAGCACACATGATTAGTTTCCTGATATGCGTAGTCTTAATGATGGCTGGCGTACTGCTGACATTGCTGGCGCTGTGGCTCATGCTGAAGTGGCTGGAGGTCAAGTAATGCACATCGATTACGTCAAGCTCTTTCGCGATGACGAAGGCGTTGTACGCGACAGCCAAGAAGCCACTGGTGAAGTCCGGCTGCTGCACCTGCAAATCAGCCAGCTCAAGTACGCCCTAGAGATGGAGATGGACACCGTCACCGACCTGAGAGAGCTGCTCGACACCGTGCGCAGGATCGCCTACGAACTTAACGAAGAGATATTGAAAGACAGCAATGCCAAGACCTCGGACTGAATTAACTAAGAGCGGGAAAACCGTAGGTGTGCGAGTAACCCAAAGCGAACACGCTGAGTTTGTAAAGCTGGGCGGCTCCAAGTGGCTGCGCAAGATCCTGTCTGACCAGGCTAAGAAGACACCCCCAGCCATTGACTCAGGGTTTGCCACCAAGATCATCAACCGTGTCCTTGGCAGATGAGCTGGCCTGCCATGCATGCGGCAGAGTCCACCAAGGTGCCAGGTCAGTCACCCTGCCTGACGGCACCAGCGTGGGCAGCTACAGCGAAGCCTACCGCGCCTACACAGAAGCCAAGTGGGTGCTTGACACACTACCAGTCACGGTCAACAGACGGCGCAAGAAGACCCCACAAATCAGCAGGCGGGACTACATCCAAGGCGTACAGGACAAGCGCGGGACAGCCGCAGCCAATGAGCTGGCCAACAACGTCACCAAGCTATGGAAGGCATCCAAGTGAACGCAATGACTGAGCCTGTCCACTTCCAAATGCCCAAGAAGCCCAAGGTCAAGGAAGAGCCTTTGGCACCGGACCAGCGCAAGATCGCGGTCATACCGATCAGAGCATGCACCGACAACGAGCTAACACCAGGCATGCTGAAGTCACTCATCTTGATCTGCAGCTACATGAACAGGTCAGGCATCACTTGGGTTGGCCAAAAGACCATGGCAGACAGGCTCGGCATATCACAGCAAGCCATCAGCAAGCACCTGGTCAAGCTCACCAAAGCAGGCTACTTAGAAATCTTGAAGAAGCCAATGCCAGGTGCAAGGCACACAACCTGGCGGGTCATCTTCGATGCAACCATCAGCGCCGAGGACGCAGTCAGCATCACCAGCGCCATCGAAGACACAAGGCCACCCTACATGAAGGAACAACAAGCCAAGCAGGCCGAAGAAGCAGACAAAGAGGGCCAAGCAAGAGTCGCCCAAGCTATCAGCAAAGTACTCAAGCAACCACCAAAGAGGATCAAGACTATGTCCAAACCAGGCGAAACAATCACAGTCAGGAACATGAAAGCAGCTATCAAAAAGGCACAGACTAAGAGCTCTCAGGCACAACCCCCAGAGGTTGTACAACTAGACAGTAAACAAGCTCAACCTGAGCCTGTGGATAACTTATTTAAGATACAACCTAAAGGCGTTTATGGCACAACCTCTGAAGGTTGTAGAGAACACAAAGAACACACCATGTTGACTTGTGCTGTGGATAACTTTAAAAAAGAAGCAGACATGTTAGTTCTGCACAACCAAGAAGTTGAAGAGTTGATTGCTGGTGGTTTGACCGCTGAGCAGATCGCGGACAGCCTCGACATCCTGCTGCCGCTGTACCAGGCCGAGGGCATCACGCCAACATCTGGCGCCCTGATGGCAGGAATACGCCAGTTGGTGGCAGACACCAGATGATTGGATACCGATTCCGCGGCATGCGAGGCGCCTACAAGCCACGATCTAGGGCTGACCTAGGCACAGGTAGCCACTCAGGTTGTCAGAGCCTTGTAGGTCGTTTAAATAAGCCTGTCCAAATACCAGATGAACGTATGGATTCTGTACAAGCAGGGGGTATCGCAGCGTGTACCCCATGGACAAGGCCTCTATCCATATGCGCCAGCGTGACCTGCGCGATACCGGCTGCGTTGACGGGCGCGGTGAAAAGCGACCCCTTCCCCCCTCCCCCTCACGGTAGCGATAGGGGGCCCACCCCGAAATTTTCCCTACTTTTTCCCTGACAGGGGTTCTCTGTTTTTTTTAACCTGTGAAACAATAACCAAAAGGAGCAATTGAGATGCAAGAAGATCGCGAGATTAAGCCTGGAGAGGGCAAAGCTTGGAAGAACGCTGACAAGACTGAGCTCTGGCACGGTGACTACAAGGGCACGTTTGTCATGCCTGATGGCACTAATCACTTCCTTGACATCTATGTCAACAAGAAGCCTGATGGCGGTGTTTGGTTCAAGTTGAAAGTTGGCAAGCCTAAGACTGTTGCTGCGCCTGCTGCTGCTTTTGCCAAGCCTAAGCCCAAGGTTGACCTTGATGAAGACATACCCTTCTGATGACTAGGCCTAAGCAGTCTCCCCTGATCCCGCCCTTGACCAACTGGGGTGGGGTCAGGTCTGTGCAGCGCAGGCTGGAGCGCTCAACCACCATCTTGGCCAACAAAGAGGCTGTGGCTTATGCGTTGCTGTCTATGGCAAACACCAAGCTGACAGACATCATGACTTGGGATGAAAACGGCAATGTGACTGTGAAGAGGTCGAGTGATATCCCTGAGCATGCGCTGAACGCTATCAAGAACGTGCGTGTCAGGACTGACAAGGACGGAGTCAGTACCTTGGAGATTGAGCTCTACGACAAGGTGGCGGTCTTGCGGATATTGGCTAAAGCGTCTGGTTTGCTTGACAACCCTGATGACGGCAGCGAGAAGCCGAGTGTGATTGATATCAATGTTGTTGCACCTAGGGGGGAATCATGAAAGAGCACTTTTGTAAAGCAGAGAGATCAGTGATTGCTTATATGGGCGAATGCAATTGGTGCGGCCAAAGGGAGTGGGTAGGGCTGACTGATGAGGATTTTTATGGTCAATCGGAATTACAAAGATTGGCGATGAAGTATGCCGAAGTCAAACTCATTAAGAAGAACCATGTGGCGCAAGAGGCAGATTAGACAACTGGAGTTACAAGATGAGCCGAACCAAAGAGATGAGCGACAAGACTGTGCCGATGGCTGGTCTGAACCTAGACTTCAGCGAGTCGCCGGTGATCTACGACTTCATCCAGTCCAAGAACTTTGTTCAAGGGATCATGGGGCCTGTGGGGTCGGGCAAGAGCTACGGCTGTGCAGCCAAGATCTTCATCAAGGCTGTGCAGCAAAAGCCAAGCCCGATTGACAACGTCAGGTACAGCAGGTGGGCGATTGTGAGAAACAGCTACCCCATGCTGAAGACTACAACTATCAAGACTTGGCTGGACCTGTTCCCAGAGGGCACGTTTGGCCCCATGTTGTGGACTCCCCCCATCACCCACCACATCCGCTTGCCTGCCCGTGGTGACGCTGCAGGGATTGACTGCGAGGTCATCTTCCTTGCCCTTGATCAACCCAAGGATGTGAGGAAGTTGTTGTCTTTGGAGCTGACCGGCGCTTGGGTGAACGAGGCAAGAGAGCTACCCAAGGCTGTGATTGATGGCTTGACCCACCGAGTAGGCCGCTATCCCACTAAGCGCGATGGTGGCGCTACTTGGCACGGCATCTGGATGGACACCAACCCCATGGATGATGACCATTGGTGGCACCGCATGGCTGAAAAAGAGAAGATGACTGGCGTGTATGCGTGGAAGTTCTTCAAGCAGCCTGGTGGTGTGGTGCCTGTGGAGGTCGATGACCTGCCTGACATGCCAGAGGCCAACGATCACATCTTTGCGTCTGGCAAATGGTGGAAGGTCAACCCCAAAGCTGAGAATATCCACAACCTGCCGCCCGGCTACTACCAGCAAATGCTGCTTGGCAAGAACTTGGACTGGATCCGGTGCTATGCAGGCGGTGAGTACACCTATGTGCAGGAAGGCAGACCCGTTTGGCCTGAGTATCAAGACTCAACCATGTCTGGGGACACCGAGGTTGAGCCCAATGTGCCCATACAAGTGGGGCTTGACTTTGGTTTGACCCCTGCAGCCACCATTGGCCAGCGCTTGCCCAATGGCAGGTGGCTTATTCACCATGAGATTGTGACTTTTGACATGGGGTTGGAGCGTTTTGGCCACCAGCTGCTGGCTGAGTT